TCACTCGGCGACCCGCATGGTGACCTTGCGCGGTCGCTCGCTGCCATTGCCGGGAACGAGCACAACGATCACGCATTCACCGCCCGATTCGCGTACGGAAAGCAACTGTCCGCCAACCTCGGCCACGACGCGCGCCGCCGCCGCCCGGCAATCCGCTGCCACGGCATCGCTCCCGCCCGCCGGCAAAGCCGCCACGGTCATGGCCAATGCCAGGCCCGCGTATTTCATGAAAGATGCCATTGCTGCTTCTTCTTGGATGACGTCCACTTCGGCAAATTATGTACCGCAAGGCGTCTGAATGGCAAATGAATGCTCGGTAATCTTGTGGGGATGGCTGGTGAGAGCCGGGAAGATAAGTCCGGCGACAGCGATCTTCATTTCTTCATGTCCCATTTGATTTTGGCCATCGAATACCAAGGGAGCACGGAAGAAATGAGGCTATCTCAATGATCCCCTCACCCACCGACCCCCTTCGTCGCCGTCAGCCGTCCGTACAGCGCCAACAACCCGCCCACCGTGCAGGCAAGGGTGGTCAATGCGTCCGCGATTTCCGCCTGCTCGGCCCCGCCCACCTCCAGCCCGGCTCGACCGAGCAGAGGGGCCGCAATCGCGATCAGCGCGCCCCAGACGGTCTTCGACTGGTACCAGGGTTTCACATCCAGCATGTTTTTCTCCTCTTCGTTGTTCATCATCGGACATCCAACTCCGCCTCAAGCGGCAGGCCTGCCGCCAACCGCCCAAGCTGGCGCACGCGAATACCAAGCGTCGCCTGCGCCTCGCCGAAATCGGCCAGTTCGTCGGCCGCGGGATAGGTAAAGCCCGCCACGCCGACCTCGACCGAACGCAGCACTGCACTCCCGTCCAAAATCTCCAGTCGATAGCGCTCCTGCGCCTCGTCGAGCGGCACCTCGCCTTCGGCCCAGGCATCGGCCTCGATGCGGCCGCGCCGGATCCACGAAATCCGCAGATCTCCCGAACCGAGCCGCACCGCCCGAACATGCACCGGCGAAAGCGGCGTCTCGGCCCGCATTCCACCGTCGAAGACAAACGGCCCCGACAGCTCGGTCACCAGGCCCATCGGCTCCAGGATCCAGTTCTGCGCCGCCCCGCGCTCGGCATTTGCCAAGCCTAGCGCCCGCACCGCCGCGTCCAGCAGCACGACATCCGCCCCGACACCGGACCCAGCCGCCGTCGCGTCCTCGGTCCCGCCCAGCCCGCGCAACAGCTCGGACAGACGCCATCGCCCTGCCGCCACCTCCTCGGCCTCGACAAAACCAATCACCTCCCAGCCGCCATTCAGCGTCCGGACCGCGATCCGGTTCGCCCCCGACAGCACAGCAGTCCGGCTGGCGGATGCGAAGGCTCCGCCCAGCAGCTCGACCACCACGGCGTTGGCGGGATCGAAACGCCCGACCGGCCCCGGCGAGAGCGGCTCCACCAGCCGTCCGATCGTCGCTGGCCTGTCCAGCGTCAGCCGCAGCCGATAGCCTTCCGCTTCCGGCGAACTCGACACCGCAAGCCTGCGCCAGGGCCGACCGAAAGCCGCCACGCTCGCATCACCCTGATGGCTCACCGCCTCCAGCCTCGGCAGATCGAGAAAGCTGACGACCGGCGCAAAACCCTCAGCCCCGCCTCCGTCAGGCACCCGTCCCGGCTCGACCACCGTTACCGGCGCCGAGACCTTGCCGGCAAAGGCACGCAAGGTCAGTCGCCGCTCGAAGCCGTCCTCGATCGCCTGCACGAGGAAGCGCCCTTCCGGTCCGTCGGGAAACCGCAGCACATCGCCGGGCTCGACCGCAATCTCGCCCGGCCCCAAGGCCAGTTGCAGCGTCCGCCGCGCCAGCCGGTTGTCGCGCAACCAGCCTTCGGCAGCAGCCAGTGCAGTCTCCTCCGGCATGGCCGCCGGCAGATCGCGGGCAAGCTGCCGTTCGGTTGCCGCCTCCACCTTGCGCGAGCGCACGCTCGCCTCGACATAGTCCGCCGCCGGATCGTAAAACGTCACCAGGGCTTCCGAGGCGAAGTCGCTGTCATGACCGCGCGTCTCGCTCCAGAGCGGCTGGTCGGGCAGATCCGCCAGTACGGTGATGTCGCGGGCCGGCAGGCTCGCCGTCGGCCGGGTGCGAAATTTCAATCGTCCGCCGTCCTCGATGACGTCGATCTGGAACAGCTCGATCAGCGGCTCGATCAGGTCACGCGCCGAGGTCAGGTCCCCCTTCACATAGCCGCCAAGACCGCCCGCCACTTCCGACACGTCGAAATCCTCAAAGCCGTGATCCCGAAGGATCGCGCCGATGGTATCGGCCAGCGTCGCCGTGCCCAGCCGTCCGTTCAGCCAGTGCCCCGTGCGCCAGTTCAGCCCATCCGCCCAGAGCCCCGCATTCTGCGGAAAGGCCGGATAAGGCCGCGCATCCCAGGTCCAGGCATAGATGCCCTGGGGATCGACCATGCCTTCCGGGACATCCCCGCTCTGCCAGTGATCGAGATGTGCCTCGAGAAACCGCCGCTGCTGGCTGTCGCTGCGCGCACCGGCCGAAAAATACGGCCGGCCGCTCTCCGCCGATTTGGCATCGACAAAGACATTCGGCTGGTTCGCCCCCTTGTCGACCGCGCCGCAGCCGAGTTCGGTAAACCAGAAGGGTTTCATTTCCGGCATCCAGGCCGTCGGGCCCGCCTGCTCCACCCCGCCGATCCGGTCGTAATGCCAGTTGCCCCACCAGCTTTCGAGATCCTTGAAACGATAGACCCAGGGCTTGCCATAGGCGCCATCGGCGATCGGAGTCCTCACCCGCGCCTGCCGGTCCGCCTCGCTGGCATAGAACCAGTTATAGCCCTCGCCAGCCGTCAGCATGCGGGCGAAAGCCTCCGCATCGTCCGCGCCCGTGAACCCGTCCGGGCTCTCTTCTTCCAGATCCTTGTCCCGCCAGTCGGCCAGCGGCATGTAATTGTCGATGCCGACGGCCGACACATCGGGGCTCGCCCACAGCGGATCGAGATGGAAGAACACATCTCCCGATCCATCCGCGGGCTGATGGCCGAAATATTCGCTCCAGTCCGCCCCATAGGAAATCGCCGTTGCGCCACCCAGAATGCCGCGCACTTCGCCGGCCAGCGCCACCAGCGCCTCGACGAAGGGAAAGGCATTCGCCCCATCGCGCAGCGTCGTCAGCCCCTTGAGTTCCGACCCCAGCAGAAACCCATCCACCCCGCCGGCGGATGCTGCCAGCGTCGCATAGTGCCGGATGAACCGCCCGTAGCCCTCGCTGCGCGTGACGAATGCCGAGACCTGAGCCCGTGCCGCCGCCGTCTTGTCCGCACTCGCCGGATAGGCCGTGATCCGCCCCCGCCAGGGATAGGCCGCCTGTTCCGACCCGCCATAGGGATCGGGCAGCCCGTTTCCGTCCGAAATATCCATCAGAACAAAGGGATAGAGCGTCACCTTCAAGCCGCGCGCCTTCAGGTCCCGGATGGCCTCGATGACGCTTTGATCGCTTGGCGATCCGCCATAGGCCGGTCCGCCGGCATGGCGCGAGACCACATAGGCGTCCTCGCGCGAAATCCCCGCCACGCTCCATGGCCGGCTTTCCTCGCGGCGAAAGCCCACCTCGACACCCGGCAGCACCCGACAACTGCCCGCCCTCAGATCCGTGCCGAACCAGGCAACGACCAGCGCCACGCTTTCAAGATTCGGGCACAGCGCCTGCAGTTCGTCCAGTGAGGCCTGCCAGTCGGTCGAAGCGACGAGCGTGTTGCGGTTCAGCCAGCGCTTCTCGCCCCCGCGCGGCGCGTCCGAAATACGCGCGGTCGCGTAGCCATGTTCCGTCGCGCCCGGAATGATCGTCACCGCCCGGATCTTTTCCTCCAATGCTCCCACCGGCCGGATGACCTCGAACTGCAGAAGCGGAATGCGATTGCCGAAATCGTCGAGCGGCAGCCGCTCGAAGACGATGTAAGCCAGCCCGCGATAGGCCGGCGTCCGGCCGGTTCCCTGCTTGGCTGAAATCAGCGGGTCGACCGGCTGGCTCTCCGTGCCGCGATAGACCCGCATCTCGATCTCGGTCGTGTCGAGTTCCCGCCCGTCGGCCCAGACGCGGCGCACACCCGCGATCGGCCCCTCGCAAAGCCCGAGCGCCAGATTGGCATAATAGCGATAGGTCGTCGTGCGCGTGCCGCCGGAAGACTTCCCGCCGGTCCGCTCGGTCACCGTCTCCTCCTCGAAGCGCGTCGCCCAGATCAGCGTGCCGCCGAGCCTTGCCGTGCCATAGAGCCTCGGGATAACAGTGCCCTCGCTCGCACCCGCAAGCCGCGCCGAAGACAGACGCGCGCCGTTCACCTCCCGGGTGCCACCCAAGAGGCTACGATCGATGACGCTGCCGGCCAGCGCCCCTGCCGCCCGCCCGAGGATCGCGCCGACAGGCCCGAAAACCGATCCAAGTGCAGCCCCCGCCGCCTGCAGTACAATCGTCGCCATCCTCAGACCCTTTCCGGAAATCGATAGATGCCGGCAATCCTGCGTCGCCATCCCGGCACCAGCGCCGAAAGCGTCACCGCCGATTGCTCATAGGCATGGATGAAGGCATCCGGGGGCGGCCGACGCGGGTCATTGCGCCCGCATTCGTCCTCGTCGTCACGCCCACAGCCAGCATCCTCGCGAGGCAAACACGCCAGGATCCCTGCATGTTTGGCTGCCAGATGCGGCCGGAACCGAAACAGCACCAGATCGCCGGGCAAGCTCTCTTCGAACGACGGCACGCCTGAGAAATGCCGCTCCGCCGCCGCCATCAGCCGCTCCTCGCCCGACCGCTCCGCCCAATCGGGCGCATAGGCCGGCACCGCTTCAGGCTCTTGCCCATAAAGCTCCCGCCAGATCCCGCGCACGAGCCCCAGACAATCGCAACCCACCCGCTTCATGGCCCCCTGATGCCGATAGGGCGTGCCGATCCAGGTCCCGGCAATCGCCTGGACGCGCGCGTTGACGGACATGGGCGTGCTCCCCTGCAACGACGATGATGGAAGAGGCTCGGAAGGGTTAAGGCTCAGCTCGGCTGATTGGCGCGGGAGCTGTCAAACGGCGCCCGCGTCTCTCACTTCCAGCCATTTCCGCAAGATGCCCTGCAGAAACCATGGCGGATGAAGAAACGCCGCCCTCACTCATACAGGACCCCGCCATCATGGGTGCTGTCACCGCTTACATAGGAATAAGCGAAGTCGCTCCCCGGCATGTGCGGGAAACCTCGAAAATTCAACACATTGCCAAATTTCGTTCGACAGGTGGAAAAGCTCTTGTCGCAGCCGACCGTCAGCGTCACCGCGTCCCCCGGCGTCGGCCTCGCCTCCAGCGGCAACCAGAGCCGCAGCGTCACCAGACCACCCGCCCCCACCCCGCTCTCCTCGATCGCCAGACGCTTGCCGGACAACAGCCCCTCGTCGAAGCGCAGATGCCCCAGCCGAAAATGCCCCTCCGTCAAAGCCGGCAGCCCCGACACCGTCAGCCGGTCGGCCGAAAGCACTTCGACGACCAAACCGGTAAGCCTGCGGTTCGCCACTCCCATATCCACCCGGCATCTTGTATCGCCGAGATCCGCATCGCAGCGGCGGTTGTAGATCCGCCCTTCCGGCTGCTGCAGGCGATGGGCAAAACTCCTGAGTTCGGCTGAGAAACCCGGCCCTGCACGGCTGACCTCGCCGATCTCCTGCACCGCAATCAGCGCATGCTGCTCTTCCGCCGCCTGCCAGTTGACGAGGAAGAGCTCGACGCGTGCTCCGTCATAGCGACCGGCGCTCAGATCCGCCTCGGTGATCGCCGCGCTCGAAAAACCTCCGCGCACTTCCGTGCCCGGTGCCGAAAGCCCGCTCGCGGCGCTCGCCTCGGTCGCCGCAAAGCCGGTGCCCGGCTCGAACTGCGTGCCGTCGAAGATCAGCGTCTGGTCGTGCTCGGTGAAGCCGAGCCTGAAACCATCGCGGCAGATCACCCGCCAGGCCCGGCAGAGCGTCGTCTCGCCCGTCGCCACATGCGCAGCGAGCATTTCAGGCAGCCGTCTCATGGCATCACCTCGATCAGCGGAATGGAGGGAATACGCCCGGCCCGGAAGGCTTCGAGATCGATCTCGATCCGGTCGGTGTCGAACCGCACCGGCACGTCATAGTCGAAGCCCGCCCGAATCTCGCTGCCCTCGGCAGGCACATGGTCGACGGTAAAGGTCACGATCCCGGCCGCAGCATCGACGGCAAATCCCTCCGGCACCTCGGTCCCATCCAGCGCGATCCGCACCGACCCCGCCACCGGCTTCATCACCGGCCGCCGCTCGATCGCCGCCCCGTCGCCATAGGCCTTCACCAGCTGGAAGGCCGAGGTCTCCCCGTCACCCGTTGCAATCCACTGGTCGAGCGGCGTCACCGCCTCTCCCGGCCGCGCGGATGAGAAATCGACAGGATCGCGAAAGCGGAACCCATGCAACTGCCCGCCGCGCGCCTCGAAGAATTCCAGCACCGTGTAGAGATCCGCCACCGACCGGACCGCAGTCCCGACATCATAGCGGCGCATGGAAAACCGCCAGCGCCGATTGCGCGCCTCGCGCCCGTTGGAGAGCGAAACGATATCCGTCTGCCGCCCCGGCCCGCCGCTCGTCGTCAGCGACAGCCGGAGCGGAAAACGCTGTTCATGAAAGGCCATGGCAGGCTCCGTTGAATGCATTTATGAACATGAGATCCTTCGAGGACCTCTGAAGCGGGCACCTCAGCATGAGGGCGTCGGTCTGCCGGCTTGTAGCGCCACAGGCGCTCTCTCAGTCTTCCCGCTGGAGGGTAGAAGGTGGCCCGAAAGGGCTCGGAGGCAACGTGGTCCACCGGGGATAAGGGGTTGGCGAAACGCGATGGATTCGCCCTCATCCTAGGGCGTCCGTGCACGGCGTGGGCGTCGAAGGATACCCATCACCGACCGCCTACTACCTGCCACCTGCCACCTGCCGCCCCTCACAGCCCCCGCCGCCCGCGCCCGACCGAACGCGCCAGCATAGCCGTGATCTGCCCTTCGCTCCGCTGAAAACTCGCCGCATCGCTCGCCGTCACCTGGAAATGAATGACCGTCGTCCCGTCCCTGCCTTCTGCTGCAACACCGAGCGACCCATCCGCTCCACGCTTCAGCGGCAGGATCGCCTCCGCCCCCGCCTCGCCCATGAGACCGGTCCCGCCGGCCATTGGAAAATAGGTCGGCGCCGCCACCACGCCGCCATCGGCAAAGGGCATCACCCTCCCCGGCACGCCGCCGCCGGCAAACGCCGTCATGTCTGCGCCGAACGCCGATTCAAGCCCAGAGGTCAACCCGCCGATCAAGTTCCCCGCCGCGTCGCCGAGCAGGGTTTCCAGCGGCTTTAGCCCCGCTGACAAGGCAATGTCGGTCAGCCGCGACCCCACGCTGCGCAACACCTCCTCCAGCCCCTTGCCCCCGGTCGCTGCGCCGCGCAATGCCGAGGTCAGCGCCCGGCCGAAACTCGCTGAGCGGCTTTCGAGATCGTCGAGCACGGCGAGTGCCTGGGAACCGTCGAGATCGACGAAAAGTGCGAGAGTATCGTCATCGGTCATGGCATTTGCCTTTCCTGAAAAATGCGGGTCGGTCTCGGAGGGCGAGGCCACCCATCAAGATACAAACCAACCTCTCGGGACCCTACTGAGGAGGAACTCCTCGCGATGAAGTTCCGGAAATCTGGCTGTCGCGTGCGTGGTTTTGCCCTCAATCCGGAAACCGCGTCATCAAGGCCTCGACCTCAAGCCGCGACAGCCCGACCGGATGACCGAACGCCCCAGCCATGGCCGAAAACTCTGGCAGGCTCAGCCGCCAGAACACGTCAGGCAAAAGCCGCAGGCGGGAGAGACCCAGCGTCATCGCCGTTTCCCAGGGAAACGGGTGCACATCTCGCGCGCCTGCGGCCCTCAAGGGGAAGCGAGAGCCTCCCCGCGCGTCTCAGGTCCGGCGCCGACACCAAAGGTCACCGCCAGCAATTCGCCCACCACATTCGCCGCACCCGCCACGCCGCCCTCGACCGCCATCTCCGCCACATCGGCATCCGACAGCCGGTTGCCACCACCACGCAGGCCGCAGGCGAGAATGCGCGTGAGATCAGCACTCTTCAGCCGGCCACTCGAAAACCGTGTCGCCAAGTCGGCCAGGCTGTCGGCCCCGAAGGCCGTTTCCAGTTCGGCGAGTGCACCCAGCGTCAGGCAGAGAATGCGGCGCTCACCATCGATGACCGCCTCCACCTCGCCGCGATGGCGGTTGGCACGATGGACCGACACCGGTTCGGCCCGTTGATGTCCGCAATAGTCCCGCATGGCCGCCTCACAGCGCTGCGAAGGAAACGGCGCCAGCCGATTCCAGCGCGATCTCGAAGGTCACCTCGCCGTCGTGATTGCCGGCATAGTCGAGCGCCGCCACCTGGAACGGCGCCGTCACCGTGCCGAAATCCGGGATCACGACCTGATAGTTCAGGATCGAGCCGGCAAAGAAGGCAGTCCTTACGAGCGCATCCGAAGCCGCATCCTTGAACAGTCCCGAACCGGTCAGCCCGGCACGCCTGACACCCGCTCCCTCCAACAATTCCCGCCAGCGTCCGGCGCTCTCGCTATCGGTCACATCCACCGACTGCGCATTGAAGGCCAGCCGCCTCGCCCTCAAGCCCGCCACCGTGACGAACCCCGCCCCGTCTTCGACCTTCAGCAACAGGTCCTTGCCCTTCTGCGCGCCCATGGCGTCTCTCCTTCGATGATGTGATTGTTGAATGGTTAGGAGGCGAGACACATGAGGGGTCCCATCTCCCCCCTTGCGGGGGAGAACGGAAAATCGAAGGGTTAGGCGAGCGCAAGCCGCCTAAACTTCTGATTTTCCAAGAGAGGGGCATCGTTGCATGGGCGAGGCCCCCGCCCCAAGACCACACATCCCAAGATTTCACCCTATCGCCCGCGCCACAACCGGCCTAGAACAAACACCCCGCCGCCAGAAATCTCTCTCCCCGAGTCCTTCGCATGAACATGCCCCGCACCATCCTCGTCGCCGCGCTCGCGGTTTCGCAGATCCTCGGCTGGGGCACGACCTATGAAATGCCGGCGGTGTTCGGCCGCGCCATGGCGGCCGATCTCGGCATCGCGAATGAGACCGCCTTTGCCGGGCTGACCGTGATGATGCTGACCATGGCCTTTCTCGGCCCCTGGACCGGCCGGATGATCGCCCGCCACGGCGCTTCCAGGATCCTCGCCATGGGCTCGGTCCTGATGGCGTCAGGTCTCGCCATGCTCGCCCTCTCCACCGGCCTTCTCACTTATGCCCTCGCCTGGCTTATCCTAGGCGTCGGCGGTTCCTTTGCGCTCACCGTGCCGGCCTTCGCCGCCGTCGTCGAACGCGAGGGGCGCGATTCCCGTCGCGCCATCGGCATTCTGATGATCTTTACCGGCCTCTCCTCGGCCGTCTGCTGGCCACTGCTGACGCTGGCCGGCGAAGCCTTCGGCTGGCGCGGGGCGCTTTTTACCGCCGCCGGCGCGCAGCTCGTCATTGCGCTGCCCGTGCATCTCGGCATCAGCCGTATCGCGATCGCCCGCTCGGCCGAAGACCGTGCCGCCGACGCGATCGAGCCCATCGAACTCAGCCGCCGCATGGCGACCGTCGCCTTCCTGCTGATCGCGCTCTCGACCTCGCTCGCCAGCCTCATGACCTTCGGACTGTCGCCACAGCTCTTGCATATCCTCGAACTGTCAGGCGCCACCCCGGCGCTCGCGCTGCAGCTCGGATCGCTGCGCGCCGTCTTCGGCATCGCCGCCCGCGCCTTCGATCTCGTGCTCGGCAAACACACCTCGCCGATCACAACGGGGCTCGCCGGCATGGCCATGCTCACGGGCTCGACCCTGCTTCTGATCTTCTCCTCGGGCACGCCGTCCAGCCTGCTCCTCTTCACCGCACTCTACGGCTTCGGCTCCGGCGTCACCACGCTTGCGCGCGCCACCCTGCCGCTTTCCTTCTTCTCCGCCAGCCGCTTCGCCCATCAGTCGGCGCGCCTGTCACTGCCGCAAAACCTCGCCAATGCAACTGCCCCCGTCCTGATGACAGCCGTCATCGACCGCGCCGGCATCAATGCGGGCCTGCTGCTCGCCACCCTCTTCGCCGCCACGGGTTTCGCGGCGATCGTGGCGCTTGCGGTGATTGCAAGGCGGGGAAAGGTTGGTGGTCCTCTCTCCCCCCTTGCGGGGGAGAACGGAAAATCGAAGGATTAGGCGAGCGCAAGCCGCCTAAACTTCAGATTTTCCAAGAGAGGGGCTCAGGTTCGGTGGGCGAAAACCTCAACAAGCCCCCCACTTGCGAAATCTGAGGTTTGGCCCTGACCGGGCCAATTCCTCGATTTCGCTTTCTCCCCAGCAAGGAGGGAGATGACCCCCCTCACTCCACCACCGCGCGAAAACCCGCCTCCGCCACGAACAGTCCCGCCTTGACCTCGCGCCGACTGACCGTGCGGCGATGCCGAAAATTCACCAGCCGGAACCCGTCCAGCCCCTCCGGCAATCCGCCAGCCACCCTTCGAACCTCCGCCACCAACCCTTCCGCTTCGCGCCGAGACACCGCACTCCACGCCTCCAGCGTCAGCAGGATTTCACTACCTTCCGCCTCGCCGGTCGAAAAATCCCGTGCCTCGGCGGCCCCCACAACCAACGCCGGAAAGCGCTGCGGTCGGACCGTCCGATCGCTGATCCCCTGCGGCCCCAGCGCCACCATCAGCGCCGCATCCGCCTTCACCGCCTGTTGAAGCACCACCAGCAAGGCATTGACTGCATTCGTCATCTCAGTACTCCCTGTTCCCTGGGCGGCGTTGGCGCATTGCTCTGCCTGTCCGCGTCCGCCCGCTCGGCGGCGCCCATCGACAGCCCGTCCAGACGCAGCGCCATCCGATCCGCCAGTGCCCTCCGCAGCATCTCGGCAAGCCGCACACCCGTCGCCTCAAGCGCGGTTTTGTTGTGTGCACCGCCTGTCATCCCGTCACCTCGCGGCAGAGCGCCACCTGGAACCGCCCCGTCTCGTCCGGATCGCGCACCGCCTCGATCTCGAAGATCCGCGCCCCTTTCAGAAACCGCTGTCCTGCCACGAGATCGCGCCGCGCCCTCACCGTCACATGATGCGTCACGGTCGACACGAGCCCCGGCCCCTTTTCCGCTTCGGCAAATCCGCGCGGCTCGATCAGCGCCCAAACGCGGGCCAGATCGACGAAACCCGTCACCGCTCCGCCCTGGCCGTCCTCAATCCCCTCCCGCCGTTGCAGCACCAGCCGCGCCGTCAACCGCCCGGCATCGATCTCCATCAGCGCCATGGTCACAGCCCCCGCCGGCAGAAGGGCGCAATCAGCCGGTCATAACCCGGCGGCATTACCGCCGGCTGGGCGTCCGGCGCCACGACGCCTCGCACTGCAAACATCGCCGCCACATGCAGAAGCATGGCCCGCTTCAACGTCTGCGGCACATCCGCGCCGCTCTCGCCGAAGCCGGCCGAAAACTCCACCTCGATACCATTCATCGACCGCCCGGGCTCCGGCAGCGCGCGCAGCCAGAGCCTTGCCGGCCGCGCTTCGCCATCCAGCAGGTGCCCATCGAGATCGACCACCTGCGGCTCACCCTCGCCATCGTAAACCGTCACCGAAGCGACCGTCCGGACCGGACCACGCGCGATCGTGACGATCCCATCTGCCGGCCGGTCGTCGAGGCAGAGCCGAAAATTCCTTTCCGCCAGCACCAGCCCCGTCTCCCGCTCCAGATGCTCGCGCGCAACGATGGCGAGGGCCAGGAGAAGCTCATCTTCCTCGTCCGTATCGAGCCGCAAATGCGCCCTGATCTCGACAAGTGTCAGCGGCTCCACCGTGGGTGGAGTGAGTTCGATGATGGTCATGGGAGTTCCTTAGAACTTGAACTGCAGGTGCCACCTCACCCTGAGGTACCAGGCCGCGCCTGGCCTCGAAGGGCGAGGCCACAGGTGGATCAGCAGCGGTATGCTTCGAGGCCCTCGCAAGGCGAGGGCACCTCAGCATGAGGGAGCCGAAGTGCTCGCGGGGGGCCCACCTCCCCCCATGTGGGGGAGGACGAGGGGATCGGTTCCGTTGGCACGAGATGACAGGCCCTTGGCGACCCTCCACCGAAGGATCCCGTTCTCAGTGCTACCATCACCGATCCCCTCACCAACAAAATCTGAGGTTTAGCCCTGAGCGGGCTAATCCCTCGATTTTGTATCCTCTCCCACAAAGGGGAGAGGGGGAGGGTCACACCCCAAACTTCACCAGCTTGATCGCCTCGAAGTCCTGCACGCCGCCGCCGACACGCTTCGTCGTGTAGAACAGCACATAGGGCTTGGCCGAATAGGGATCGCGCAGCACCCGCACACCCACCCGATCCACCACCAGATAACCCGCGCGGAAATCACCGAAGGCGATGGCCGTCGCATTGGCCGCGATCTCCGGCATGTCCTCGGATTCGGCAACCGGAAAACCCATGAGCGAAGCGGGATCGCCGGCGCGGGCCGGCGGCGCCCAGAGATAGTTGCCGTCGGCGTCCTTCAGCTTGCGCACCGCGCCCTGGCTGCGGCGGCTCATGACGAAGGTGCCGTTCTGCCGGTGTCCGGCCTTCAGTGCATAGACCACGTTGATCAGCACGTCGGACGCGCCGCTTGCCGCGAAAGCCCCCGCCGCTCCCGTCGGGATGGTGCCGATCTTGCCCCATTCCCAGGCCCCGTCGTCGACCTGGTCATAGGCGAGGAACCCCTTCGGCTTCAGCACCCCGTCACCTGAGACGAAGGCCTCGCCCTCCTGTTCGGCAAAGGCGATGTCGACTTCGGCCGCGATCCAGGCCTCGATGTCGACGGCCGAATCGTCGAGCAGCGCTTGCGTCGCCGCCGGCATGGCGTAGAGCTCCATGGTCGGGAAGGCGAGTTCCGACAGTTCCGGCGTGCCGGTCTGGGTTCGCGCCGCCGTCTCCGCCACCCAGCCGGAGGCAAAGCCCGTCGCCGCAAACGGCTTCTTCAGAACCGAGCCAGACACCTGTCGCACCATCGCCAGCGAACGGATCGGCGAGATCACACGCAGTCTGCGGCCGATCTCCTCGTCCACCTGCGGCGGCACGAGATAGCCGCCATCGCCGGAAACGCCCGCCGAGAGCGCCTTCTGGTCGAGATCGCGCAGGGCCTGATCGTCGCCGCGTCTGACATAGGCCTCGAAGGCCGCTTTGTGTTCGGCAAGTCCCGTCTCGTCCCGGCCGGCGCGCGCCAGCGGCGGTCGCCGCTTCTTCAGCACCAGTTCGTCGATCAGCCGGCTCTGGTCGTCGATCGCCTTGTTGATCCGCTCCACTTTGTCGCGGGTCACGACATCGCTCGAAAGCTTCTCCTCGATCTCGCCCAGCCGCTCGTCGTTGGCCTCCTTGAACGCCTCGAAGGCCGTCATGAATTCGGCGAAGGTCGATGTCACCGTATCGGGTGCCGCCTTCACCTCCGGCGCAAGTTTGGCCCCCCTGCCGCTCACGGGCCTGCCGCCCTTCAGGACGGGCACCACATGACCCACCTCGCCCGTCCTGCCCTCACCTGCCGTCATCGCGTCTTCCATGTCGCTCATCCTTTCGTGAAGTGATTGTTCGCCATCGACCGTGCCGCCCGGCGCATCAGCCGGACAAGTTCGGTTTCCCTGTCGCGGTAGAACCGCTGATGCTTGACATTGGAGACCCTGGCGGTCGGCAGCATGGGAAAGGTCACCACCGAGATCTCCCAGAGATCCGCCTCGAGGATGCGGCGAACGCCGGTCTTGCGGTCGCTCCTCGCCTTGACCGCGCGAAAGCCGATCGACAGCCCGTCGAGCGCGCCCGCCTTCATCAGGGCATGCACCTCTCGAGCACGGGCCACGTCGGTCGCGAGCTTGCCCTCGACATAAAGCCCCCGCTCGTCCTCGCGGATATCAGTCCAGCGGCCGATCACCTCGGCCGGATCATGCTGGTAGAGCATGCGCACACCGCCCGCCCCGCGCTTTGTCAGCGACGCGGCAAAGGCCCCGGGCTCGATCGCATCCCGCCCGAGATCGACTTCGCCGAACAGGCTCGCATAACCCGAAAACCGCCCGTCGCCGGCCACCCCCTTCAGCGTCAATCCGGCATAGCGAAACCGCGGCGCACCGGCCGTTTCCATAGCCTGCATGGCTCGTCTCCTCGTGATGTTGATATGTGTTGATCGACATCCGCCCTATGTGAGGGAAGCCCGGCGCAAACGGCACCCGCCCTTCTCCCCGTTCACGGGGAGAAGGTGGCCCGAAGGGTCGGATGAGGGGCAAAAGCTGCCGAGGGGAGAGGCGGTCACGTAGCAGCACCCACCTCCCCCTTGAGGGGGGAGGTCGCCGCAAAGCGGCGGGTGGGGGTGATCCTGGCAGCGGTTCACACGCTGAAACGCAGACTGAGGCGCCACCGCATCACCCCACCCCGGAGCTGCGCTCCGACCCTCCCCCTCAAGGGGAGGGTCCACCCACCTTGTCCCCCGCCCGCCCCGTCAGCCGCACCAGCAGACCCAGCCCCCACCAGGCGGTGAACGACGCGAGCGTCGCCCCCGCCAGCATGACTTCCGCCGGCGACAGGCGCCCTTCGATCCCGAGCCGAGAGGCACCCCAGACACCCGTCGGCCCGCCGAAGATCAGCCCGCAGGCGAGACCGGTCAGAAAGCGCACGGCCGCTTCGCGGCGATGTTTGGGAAGCAGGTAGACCAGCGAGATCGCGGAGCCCGCGACGGCACCGATAAACCGCGCGGACGTCACCCCGCCGTCATGGCCGAAATCAGTCATTTGTTCATCTTTCGCTATTAGCTTCTGGATGTGCGCCGGCCGGTACGATCCCGCCCTAAAGGCCGCGGCCGGCGCAGCTTCTTTTCCCGGGCGCCATCCCCCGGCCTCTTCACATTCCAGATGAAGTGACGCCGGATTCGCGAGTCGGAAGAATCGCTTGGCAGGCTGTCCTCAGAAAGTGATTCCGGCTGTCCGGCGAGCCCGGAAATGACGTTTCGGCTGCTCCCGATCCGGCTCGCCCGCCGTTGCCATCCATCAAACTCGCCTCTCCCCGCAGAGCTTTCATCACCGCTTCACACAAGGTCGCTCTATTGCGCCCGGGTGAACTTCGGGGGAAATTCATGGCCTATGTTTCGGACCTTTCACGCGCGCCGCGCGGCACCGTCCAGGAAAAACCGCTGCTTCTGGCGCTGCTCGTGACGCTGACGCTCTCTGCCGTCTTCGTCACCTTTCCGCAGATCGACATCGCGCTCAGCCGGCTCTTCTATGTCGAGGGCGAAGGCTTTCCGGCGGGCCGGATCACGGCGCTCAACACCTTCCGCGCCTTCGGGCAATATTTCCCGCTGACGCTGACGATCGTGCTCGTCTTCGGCCTGGTGCTGAAACTCATCTACCCGTCACGCCCGTCGCTCTTTCCGCCGCGCTTCACGCTCTATTTCGCCAGCCTCTTTCTTCTCGGCCCGGCGCTCATGGTGAACGGCATTTTCAAACCCTTCTTCGATCGCCCTCGCCCGCGCAGCATCGTCGAATTCGGCGGCCAGGATCTGTTTGTGCATGCCTGGGGCCTCGGCGGCGATGTCTTCGACGACCGCTCCTTCGTCTCCGGCGAGGCCGCCGTCGTCGTCTGCCTCATCCCGCTCGCCTTCTTCGTGCCGATCGTCTGGCGCCGCTGTGTCTTCGTCCTGCTCAGCCTGTTTGCCGCCTTGACCGCCCTCAACCGCATCGCTTTCGGCGCACATTTCCTCTCCGACGTGCTGATCGCCGCCGGCCTGATGGCGACCCTGTCGATCGCGCTCGCCTACGTCTTCTACGGCCGCACCGGCGCAAAAGCCTGCGATATCAAACTCGAAGCCGCCATGACCGATCTCGGCCACAGGCTGCATGCCGCACGGCGCCAGGCGGTCGCCGCAATCGGCCGCCGGCTGTCGCTATCGCCGGTGTTCCTTGCGCCGGCGCCTTCCGCAGGCGAGGACGGCAAGGCCTGACCGGTCTCGGCCTCGCCGACATCCTTCTGTCCCGTACCGGGAGGCTCGGGACCCGCTATCCGAACCGCATGGTCCGGAACGTCAGCGACACCCGCCGCTGCCGCATCGTCCGCACGCTGTCGATCAAGTCCGACCGCCGCGCCGGGATTGCATGCGTCCAGTGTTGCCTGGCTTCCCCGCAGAGAACCAGCAGCGAGCGCGGCGGCAAAATCACCGCCCGCGTCTCTCCGGTTTCAAGGCAAGCAAACCGCATCTCGCAGCCAGAGAGCAGACTGAGCGAAGCCACCACGTCGCCGAAACACGGCTCGCAATCGACATGCGCGCTGATCCCCTGCCCGGGCAGATACTCGTTCGCGATCACCTGGTCCGGCACGGCGGCGAAATGCTCCTCGACCACCAGCCTCTCCGCCAATCCCTGCAGCGTCTCCGGCAGCGGCCCGATCCGGCTGTCCCGCGTGGCGCTCCTCGCCCGGTAGTCATAACGATAGCCGAAATGCCGCACCCGCCGGCGGAGCTCGCCGCTCCACTCACCGGCATCAAGGAAGGCGATGAGCGCCGTCTCGTGCGCAGGGGTGATCCAGCCGGGGATGAGACCGGCACCGGGTGGGACGTGGGGCTGGGTATCCATAGGCGGGTGTCCGTATCTGTCTAGCGAGCATCCTAGTGCGGACATCTGTAACTGGCATCCGTGTGATGCTGGGGGAATTGCCAACGGAACCGATCCCCTCACTTGCGAAATCTGAAGTTTAGGCGGCTTGCGCTCGCCTAAGCCTTCGATTTCGCTTTCTCCCCCACAGTGGGGGGAGAGGGAGCGGAAGGCCAGCGGCGCCGTCCCCTCTCCCCTTTGTGGGAGAGGTTACAAAATCGAGGGCTTAGCCCAATCAGGGCTAAACCTCAGATTTTGTTGGTGAGGGGATCGGTGCTTTTGGCACAACCCCCTCAATACCCCACCGCCTCCCGCTTCTCCTCATCCGTCAAAAACCCAGCCGCGCCAACTCTCGCCCAGAGCGCATCGCGCTCGGCGGCCAGCCCCGCCACCGTGTCGAGATCCGGCACCAGCCGCAGCCCGTCACCCGTCAGCTCACCCAGAAACACCGAAAGCGATGCCCCGGTCCGCGTCACCAGTGGCAGAACGGTCAGCCGATAGAAGGCGCGGTTGGCTTCCTGGTAATTGGCATAGGTGTTGTCGCCGGGAATGCCGAGCAGCATGGGCGGCACGCCGAAGGCGAGTGCTATGTCGCGGGCCGCCCCATTCTTCGCTTCTACGAAATCCATGTCCTTGGGTGAGAGCCCCATCGACTTCCAGTCGAGCCCGCCCTCGAGCAGCAGCGGTCGCCCGGCCCGCATCGGCCCCGAATAGCCCTCGTCGAGCTCGACCTTCAGCCGCTGATACTGGTCGGCCGTGAGATTGCCGCCCTCCTTCGGCTGATAGACCAGCGCGCCCGACGGCCTTGCCGAATTGTCCAAGAGCGCCTTGTTCCAGCGCCCGGCCGCATTGTGCAGATCGAGCGCCACCTGCGCTGCCGCAAGCGGCGCAAAACCCTCGTGATCGTCGAGCGGATGAAACAGCTTCAGATGCAGAAGCCCATCCAGCGCAATCCGTCGCCCGCTCGTTCCGGCGCGGTAATCATAGGCCAAGGGCCAGCCATCGGCGCCTGTCACCACGCTCACCCGGTCGGGCCGAAGCAGATGCAGCTCCGCCGCCCCACCGGCCCCCACGGCCACCGCCTCGACATAGGCATTGCCCGAGAGCAGCAGCTGGCCATAGAGCGCTTCGAGGAAATCCGCCCCCGTCATCGCCCCGTTCGGTCGCGCCAGGAGCGCCAGCGCCGGATGCTCCGGCCGCTCGGTCTCGCGCCGATAGGCGAGGAGACCGATGCTGGCCGCCGCTTCCGAGACCAGACGCACGCAGCGATGCGCCACCGGGTTCTTCATGAAGCCCTCGCGAGACAGCGCCGCATAGGACCTGCCCGTCCACCGCGCCTCGCCCTCGCCCGCGATCAGCGCCAGCGCCGTTCCCGGGCGGGGATGCAGCGCCTTTTCGTCAGACGCGGGGTTGCGATCCGGGGTTTGCACCCAGGGCAGACGGAAGGGCAGTTTCATGGGGTTCCTCCGAAGAAGCAACGATCCTGAGCCGGATCGGCGCAGTTCTCGTCAAAGCCGTATTTTCGCGCTACAGTGCAGCAATGAGCTCAAACGCGAAACACACACAGGCTGGCAATCGACAGAGCCGGGATGGCGACGGTGGCGCGGTCCGAACGTCTGAAGGCTTGGCCGTGAAGACGGCGAAGCCGGTGTCTGCAACGCCGGATCTCGACGATTTCGTCGCCGATTTGCTCGTCACCGACAAGATCATTCTGGATCATCTGGCCAAGTGA